TTCTATTGGTACGTTTAATCAATGACTTGGCGAGATGATGCGTTGGTTCATGCGAAAGACCAAGACCCAAAAGAATCTGTAGGCTTACTTCTTAATGTCAGAGGTAAGCAGAGATATTTCCCTTGTGAAAATCTAGCTATTACAGATCACCAGCACTTTATTTTAAATCCAGAAGATTATGTAAATGCAGATAAGACAGGTGAGATTATAGCTGTAGTTCATAGTCACCCAATCACACCTCCTATACCTAGTCAGGCTGATCGTATTAGCTGTGAACATAGTAAACTTCCGTGGCATATTGTTAACCCCAAGACAGAAGAGTGGGGAGAATGTATCCCAGAAGGTTACGTTCCAGATTTATTGGGTCGTCCGTGGGTATGGGGTGTTACTGATTGCTGGTCACTAGTTAGAGATTGGTATAAACAGGAAAAGAATATTGAGTTGAAAGATTATGAGAGAAATATGACTCCACAGGAGTTTTTAGATGATCCTTTATTTGAAAGTTATGCGTGGAGAACAGGATTCAGAGAACTTAGAAGTGATGAGAAGTTAGAGAAGGGAGATGTATTGTTAATGTCTATAATGCACCCAACTTTAAATCATGTAGCTATTTTTCTTGGAGATATGGTTTTACATCATTTAGCAGATAGACTATCTTGTAGAGAACCA